TTTGCTTGGGCTCGGTTTGTCACCTCCAAGTTTAAAAGTGTAACTATCTCCCTCAGCGTCTTCACACATTACGTTGATAGTCTTGTAATCTTTATTAGTCTTGACTTCCTTGATTGTGAAAGTAACGACTTGGTTTTTTTCGTATTGCTTGCCGTCAAGTGTCTTAAGCAAAACGTCTACGTCTAAAAAATCAAACATGTTTTGTCTCCTTTTTTTGTTCCTGGTTGAATAGTGTCTCTAGTTTTTTAAAAACTTGGTCAGCGTCTTTGCCAGAGTAAGTATGCTCGCCGATCAATTGTGGGTAGCGGCTGCCAGTCATAGCTAGGGTGCTAGGCTGGATAACCAAGGCACCAGCACGTTCGCCACTTGCAGGCTTAATAAACATGATGGTGTCCACCTTGCCATTGATAAACTCTAGCGCCCGACCTGATAAAGTAGGGGCTTGTACCTTTACAGGCGTGCCTTGAATGTTGACTTCTTTTTCTGATGTGTGAGCAATGAAGAGGCAAGGTAGCAGTCCCATGAGTCGGGTGATTTGCTTGCGGAATTCTTCTTTGTGTAGGGCAAAGCCTTTACCAAAAGAGAGGTCGCTGATGTGAGTGACATCGTTAGTTTTAGCAACCCACTCCGCTGCCCAAACGTCGAGGTCACTAACCAAGTCCACCACAAGGCAACAGTATTGCTCTTTGACTTCTTTAGCTTTGCTTTCGAGTAGATCAATGAGCTTGCAGAGTCCAGTCCAGTCCTTAATGCGAGCTTTCGAGATTTCATGAATACCCTCACCGTCTTCAGTCATAATGAACAAGGGTTCTTTACCCTCGAAGTTTATTTTGCTACCAAACTGAGTCTTACCTGACTTTGGAAAGCCGTAGAGCAGACTGTTGGTCTGACTAAATGATTTCTTTTTAGAGGTCTTAGGAAACAGCATTGGTACTCCTTTCAAGCAAAAAGCGAGTGACGACAGACTCTCTCCAACGAATCATCTTGCGACTGAAGCGTTCGGGCTGCGGCAAAACACCCTTTTTTGTAAGTCTCGCAATGGTTTGAGGCGAGCAATCCAGCAGTCTGGCTAGGTCTTCGCTATTCAAATAGACTTCTTTTGTTGGTGGTTGTGTTTTCAAAATGGTAGCTCCTGAGAAAGAAGGTTATCGGACGATTCCACCTCGGAACTATCCATGGATTTAGTTGGTTCGAATTGCTTCATGTAACGTTCAAGAAACTCGTGAGTAATCATCACGTCCTGCGCACAGTAATTTACAAGGTCATCCCATTTGCTTTCATCGAAAACTGTGGCGTCATACATTTGCTGTGCATTGCTTCCGTGACTTGTTTTGCCTTTGATACCCAGCATGTAGGCATAGTCGCCAAGGCTTCCGCGGATTGACTGGCTTGAGTACCCGAAACACTCGTCTATATCTCTTGGTTCATTCGTTGGTCGGAGGCAGTCGGGAACGCCCAGGTTGTGAGCCAGATATCGTCCTACTAAAAATGGTTGGTCAAATGTCTTGCTGTTTTTCCCAATTAAACTGACTCGTGAATACCTGCGCTCAAGAGCTGATAGGTAATCACCAAAGTCCGACAAAATTTTCTTTTCGTCATTGCCGTAGAATTTGTGCATCCCATCGGTGTCCATTGCACAGATGGTCGTGACCAATGCAGTCCATGGATAAAGACCAGACTTGTCTCTCAGCTCCAGCCTTTTTTCTTCGGCATGAGCTTTGATCTTTTCTTCATCTTTCCATCGAGCCGGAGTTTTGATTCTTTTTTTTGCCCAATATTCATCGGCTGCTGAACTTGCGGCTGTCTCAATATCGTACACAATACGACAAGAATGACGGTAAGCGATTGCCATAGATGACCTCTTAAGTGATTGAAGTGTTATAGACGACTATCCAAAAAAAGCAGTGGCGAGTCAACGGAAATATTCACAAAAGAGCAACAATAACAGTGCTTTACAATGGCAAGCAATAGCTATCAATTACATACAATAAATCCGATAAGCCGTACTGAGCGCGGGAAAGTGTTTACTAACCGAAAAAAAATAAATCAAATCGAAAAATAAAAGAGCCGAAATTCTGTATAGAAAATCGGCAATGTTGATGATTTATTAGGCGTTATAAAGTGTCAGCTATGACGGGATCAAAAATAAGTTTCGCGATTGTCGTGCTGATTTGCACATGGTCTTTTTGTGACAGTTTTCCAAACGACATGTACGGAGGATTAAGTGGAAGAGATTGAATCTGACTGCACAAAGCGATCATACTTACTTTGTCTAAAACAAAATTATATTCAAACGGATCAAGCTTTGTTCGCTCAACCGTTACGGGGATAGCAATAAAGTAACCCACGTGTTCATTCCAAGCCTTCGGCGTCAGGCACAACCAGCGATTAAGAGGGTTCTCTCTCCAGACTATTTCCATTCGGTCAGGACAATCAACCTGCTCTGGGTTTGATATTTTATTTTCAGCGGCAGAATATTTACTTCCCCATACCTTTCGCTTCTCTTTTTTCTCGCGATTGGTTGGTTTTGACTTTAAATCAACTCGCATCACGCACCAACTTCCAAGGCTTTCGTTCAAGAGCTTGATCGATATAGCCTTCAACAGATGCAGTGTTTTCTATTTGGGGTCTTAAGATAATTTCAAAAGGGTCTGTGAACGCTAGACATTCAACATTCATCCCAGGCACTAGGCCTAGAGCTTCGAGTGTTGCTTTCGGCAGGGCAATAGATACACGATGAACCCCGTCATCGGTTATCGTTGAATTGCCTAAATTTAAGCGTTTATTAGGTGCCATAGCTTGGCGAAAGTATCATAAAACATAGCGTCGAACAAGCCCATGGCCGTGATACACGTATAGGGTTTTGTCATCAAATAACAGCATCGTCATTCCGCGCTTAGTAGCTTGAATCACGTGCCAGGGATGCAGTGGTGCCACATTAGCAAACATTTCTTCTAACGCATCGAAGTCCACAAACATCGTCTTGTCCGTGAGTCCGGTCAAAACTATGTCAAACCCCGCTTTTTTCGCTAAATTCAGCTGATTTTCAGTTGGTTCTTGGCTACTCAGCCAAGCTACTCTTCCTGTTAATTGTTTGGCAGCTTGTTCAATTAATGCTCTGGCAACCTCTGATTTTGTTGGCAAATCACCGTCACCGTTTGGGATTGCGTCATAAGCGATCTTGTCTAAAACTTGAACTAGGTTTTTGTCTGCTCGAAACTGAATCTTACCTTGTGGCTTTCTAAACTTCGGGTTCTTCGCTGGATATTGGGGCATTATCGGAGTCCTTCAATTGGAATACGTCTTCAAGTTTTTGATTCAATTTAACACAAATTTGTGTGGCTAGTTGCAAGTCGATTCGATGTAGACCATTTTCGATTCGGTGGATTTGTTGCTGGCTGGTGCCTACTGCTTTTGCCAGGTCCGCCTGTGATAGACCCATTTCGAGCCTATACTTTTTGACAAAATTTTTCATACCTCACCAGATAAGATCGAACCATAAAATTGGACTTTAGTACAATCTTATAAATGCATGATTAGACAGGGGAAAATGAGGGGTAATTATCAATCATCTATCCCAGCGTCTTTGCGATACTCGGCTAAAATAGCTTTATAACGACTGGCAAAGTCACTATCAACGGCGCTACAAAATCTATTATATTCTTCAGTAGCATCGTCGTCACACTCATTCATAGCGCGTTCTATTTTGTGATTCCAAGCTATAAATTCATGATCCATCATGCTGTCTAAAGTCCTATCCCAAGCAGCGCCTCCCAAGTATGATTTGAAATACTGCTCTTTTTCCTCAAGCCATTCGTAGACTTTAACCTTGCTCCAATTTTTTGATACTGCTGGAAACGAATCCCATATACTGTTTTTGACTAAACAGTCGGTAAACTCGATTACCCAGTCGTCTTTAAATTTATTCATACCGTCTCCATTTCGTTCTTGATTATGTGAAATATTGATGTGAAGATCTTCTTGGGTCAAGTCACTGCGATGGCACTGCTCTGCATCCATCATTGACCATTAGTCAGCTTTGACTTGGCCCACTTATTACTTACGGATGACTTTTCCGACCTTTTCGCATTTGCAAGATTTGCGTTTACACGGTGTCCCGTGAAATCGAATTAGCTCCCAATGATCTTTAAATTGAGCAAACCCATTACCCCAAATCGTTCCATCATAACGAATCCAGCAATTTAAATTATGGCCAAGCAATATTTTGCGCCCATTTACCCCATAGGTGCCGTTGACGCCTTTTACTTCGGTCAAATAATTATCAGTAAAAACACCGTGATTATTTAACACTGCAATTATTTTACTCATAGTTTCAAATCCTCCACTTTAGGCAATTCATAGCCTATTAATTTTATCATCTCTCCAGTCTCGACCGGGTAATGTCCAATATTGGCGTGAACCTCTTTTTTGTTAGTAGGCTGCAAGCCGGTATGTTTATCAAAGTAATATAGCGTGCCGTGGCAATTGCTTAAGATATTCGCGGAGATGATGCAAAGGGTTAGCATGGTTTTACCCCCTTTAACAGTAGTTCTAAATCCTCTACTTGCATCATAGAAAGTCTATCTAATAGAGTTTTTCTAGTGGTCTCATTTGCAGTCGGAAACATTTTTAAAAAGTCGTCTAGTAATAGTTTGATTAATTCTGGTCTGCTCATCGTATTTCTCCTAAATATCGAAGCTTAATTGCTTCCCAATACCCACCATGTAGGTGGGCATTAAGAGTAATTAATAAAAATAAATCTCCCATTTTTGATCGCTGATTTTTACGCTCTCTAAATGTCTCTCGCCATATTTGTGCGCAAGGTATGTAAGCTTGTCACCAATATCGTCGGGGTAATCACGATCCCAGAAGCCAGCTCCGTGTCTATTGCGAGTAAGCCAAAAATCATGGGCAAACCCTTCAATGCCTAGCTCATAACAGTCAATTCCAAGCTTGCTAGCGTCTTTTATAAAGTTATCAAGGTCAGCCTGTGCCTTTATCCGTTCGCTTTCTGGGAAGTCATACACAGTCAGGCCGTCAAAATTGCCTTCGGTATTTTCCTCGTTTAAGTCACTAGATGACCACATAGCGCAGTCTAAATAGCTGAGTAATGGCTCGGTGATTTTCATGCGCGCACCTTCAATCCTTTTACTCGTGAAGTAATGCGAGAATCATTTTCGAGGTGCCAGATAGCCTCACGTACACTGGCAACTGACCAGAGCAAGGGAAAACGGCAACAGACGCCTTCCTTTTCGTTTCTCATCATCACTGCATAGTTATCCGGTTTTCCGAGTAGGAATATTTCAACGGGCATAAAGTCGCCGAAGTATCCGTTAGGGTATTTAAGGGTAGCTATTGTCATGGTTTGGGCTCCTGTTATATGTAAATAGTTGGATACTTGTGTACATAGCAGTCAAAAATAGCCTAGTTTACAAGGCTAGTAGACTTTGCCAAGGTTAATGCCTCGGCTAGTGTCTTAGCGTCCACTACAAAGCTATCGGCGAATGGATGCTTAGCTTTGTATTGTATTTTACTGATAGCCAACGTGCTATTTTCTTGGCGTTATTAAGGCTTGGATCGAGTTTAAACTGTTCTAGTAGCTTGTTCATATAGGTGACCTCTAAATAGGCATTATTGCCTTGCGCGAGGTAGTAACTTTAATCCGGTGATCGTGTCAATAGTTTTTTTTGAGGGTAGTAAGAAAAGTATTGTGTTCTAGATTTGTGGTGCAAGGTGCTAGCCTTGTTTGCACAAGGTTATAAAGGCAGGCGTGCGATATGTGTGATTGTCAGAGTCTCTGAAAAATCGGAAATATTTATTAAGTTACTAGTCGTCACTAGTTTGAGCGGTACTATCTAAATTCCCGAATATTATTATTGGCTTATACACAATAGAGCATAGGATGATTAGTCCTTTAACCTAGCAATTCAATCAAGCTGATCGATGTAACCTATTGATTTTACTAGGCATCGCAGGTCTCGCGCGTGTGTATGCGCGCGTGTGAGGGGGCGTGGGTGCGCGCGTGTATCCTAAATATAATATGCATGGTGTATTCCACCACACCCCCACCCACTCACCACTTAAGCTGAAGCATACATCAAAGCTTGCCACTCTTTTCCTTTACGCACATACCTTGTATCTGCTTCTTTACCCGAGTATGTGTTGATCGTCTTTACTCGAGAAGAAAGCATTGTAGCTATTTTGATGGCTCCTGTCATATCAACGCATTGACCTTCTGGAAGATAAAACGTCACTGTGTTTTCATCTTCAATGTCTACATTATCCAAAGCGCACTTTAGTGTGTCATTCCAGTTTTTCATGGTTACTCCTTACAACAAAGTTAAATCTCTTTCCCTTATAAACTCATAAAACTTTTCCCTACACGATTCAGCATTATGATCATCGGGGTTTCCATATTTACATACAGTCCTAAGCCACTGGGCATAGTCGTCCATCGCAGCAAGGAAGGCACTAGCTTGAACATGAAGCTCATACTCTTCATTTTCTTCGGGTAACGAGAACTCTAGGATGGCCTTCATAACGCCTCACCATTGCCACAGTGTCATGGCTGTCTTACCGAATATAAAGACCAGGAGCATGATAAACAGAGCCAAAATAAACTCTGGAAGTGGCATTGAGTTTGATTTATGTGGGTGTGTCACGGCTGGTATTTTCCTTTTATTTTTGCGTGTGGGCTTCATGTTGTTGTTCCCTTCATAGCTTTGACGTGTGTTAAAAATGCGCTTAGGTAATACAGCATGAGTGTGCTTTCTTGCCGGTGCCTGGGCGTTACTTTGACGGCTAGTTGAAGCAACATAATGGCGATAAGTAATTTTATTTCTTCAAAGGCTTCTTTCATTTTCCCACTCGATTTCTTCCAGGTTTAAAAGTGATTCACGAAACCGCATCATTGCTGCGTAGCCTGAGCCTGTAGCAGCGTCGATATGGACCCTGTCGTTATAGTAAAGGTCATGGGCTGCTGAGATGACTTCAACAATTGCGTCCCAGTGTTTCTCGACACACCAGCTATTTTTGACGCATTTTTTTAGGTCTTTGATTTTCATTTACAGGCAACAGCTTTCGGCTCTGTATTCCAGACGTAATCGACCATCTCGGTAAGTAGGGAGATGACTGTGACTGGGTAGTAGATCGTCCCGAGGACTACGACATATAGACCGATGCCGACTGTGATCATAATTTTTACAAAGGTACTGCTTTCATGAAACATGTGGTTGCCTCCTGCTAAATTATAAGCATAGCAACCTGACGGCCGTATTCAAGTCCCTGATATCATTGATGTAAATATAGCGTCATTGATGACCATACACTGCAATAGATAGCTATCCTCGAATAATTCAGCAAATAATTGTGCAAGGAATAGGCAAAATCTGTAAGTTTCTGATATCTCGTTTATAGAAATATTTTTAACGAGTGATGTAGATTGCTGAGATGATTTTGTTTTTCAGAAAGTGCTTGACATTACAACTTTAGAAAGTGTATCCATATTGATGTCAGTCAATTCACAACAGTTTGTCAGTTGTATGTTTTGTCAACGGCTTACCTATACTAAATAAATAACTAAAAAAACATAGATTAGATGGAGAACGGCTGATCATTAAGGTGATTGTGGACGCTTCGCTTGTCATGTTCTCTATCAAGTCAAACTTATTGGACGTGTTGGTTAAGTCAAAATAAAAAATAGTAAATATATAGCGAAGGTTCGCCCAGAGAACCTGAGCCACTGTGGGGGGGATAATGGAGTGGTGCGTCAATTTTCTCGTTGACGTTTATTTCCATGAAGTTTTACCCAAGCTTGGATAGCTCCTTGTTTGGATTGTCTGATCGGGGAATGACATCCACAAGTGCAGATAACTTGGTTTTTATCATCTAATTGCACTAATAGTGCTGTTTTACTTTCACAGAATCTACAAAACAATTTATCCATATCAATAGTCCTCATCTGTTTTCATAAGCTTGACACATTATTAACCATAGTGGAATATATTCATTATACATGGTTTGAATACTCCGATTATTTATGACTCCCGCCGACAGGATGTTAGCGGGTTGTTTTTAGGCTAGGAGGGCCGACGATGGGTTGTCAAGTGTGTAACACTGAAGCTGTTCATGATCTTGCGTTCATTGATGACTTAAAGATCCCACTTTGTAGAACCCATCTATTTCTTGTGTTTCGCAGGTTTAAACGTGGTGACAAAGAGTTGATGCGTTACCGTTGTAAAGAGATTTGTGAGACTTGGAAGGTTCGCAGAAAACATAAGAACCGAAGTAAGGTTTGTGACCAAGTTCTAGCTAAAATAACTGAATTAAAGTGTTCTGGTTATAGCGTTACGAGCATTGCTCAGACACTTGGGTTAGCAAAAAGCCTAGTTCACCGTTACGTGACCAGGCTTCAAGATGCGAGTGCTGATTAATCGTTATAGCGTTCCCATATTTTGTCAGATAAGTCTGGTGCAATCTTAGTTTCCACCACACGTTCAGCGATCATTCCAATGGGTGAGCAGATAAATATGACTGCTCCGAGTCCCCAAGTAGCTCCGGTACATACTCCCCAGGCTGTCCAGTAGGATAAAGCTCCAGCAAACGGTACAAAATGCTGCTTGTAATCTAGTTTTGTAATGAGTGTAGGGGGTTCACTACGAATATCACCGTCTGGATGTAGCACGATGGGTATGGCGTAGTTGAATGTTCTCAAATCTTCGAGCCTTGTCACCTGCATAACAAAGTCACCAAGCAGTTCTCTTAGGTCTTTCTCCAGTTTATCAAGCCATTCCCACATGGGCGGGTGGTCTCCGATGTCTTGGACTAGGCCGATAGCGTGATTGAAGGTGTAATGGTTGTAGTATTGTCCATATTCCTGCTCAATACGCCTTGCTTCATCGTAGTAACCCTTCTTTCTGAGGGTAAAAGCAGAGAGTCTGACCATGTTTTGTAGGCTTTTATCGACCATTTTAGCTGTTTCTACCCTGTCTGAGAGGGTGTTTTTGACCTCTAAAATGACCTCTTTACGCTCGGTTTTATCCAGTTCAAAGGGTGGTTTATCGGCTGGAATGTCGATGGCCAAGTCTTTTTTGATGTTGGTTTGTTCATCTTTTGTAAACCAGGGGATGTTGAGGTCCACGTTTGATTCCAAGTCGATGTCGTCAGTAGTGCCGTAGTAGTTGTCGATGTTGTTTGTCGTATATTGTCCACAAGCTGCGTTGAATAAAACGGCAATAAGCACACAAGAGAAAAACCTTTTCATGGTTGCACCTCAACTTGGATCATGCTTTCACTTTGACCACAGCTATTTTTAGCTACGACACGGTAGGTCTTTGGTCTGTCTTGATTGATGATAATGGCAGGTCCGGTTCCTACTTTTATTTTGCCTACAAACCAGGTGTATTTTGCATCAAGCTCGACTTCTCGAACGGATAGGGTAGCGTCTTCGTTTGGCTCAATGACAAGGCTTGAGGAGTTTTCAAGCATGGGTGGTTTGCATGTTTTTTCGGTGACAATGTAGGCAACTTCTTCGTTCAAAAGGTTGCATAAATGTGGAGCGAGAGTGTAGCCTTTTTCAGCTCCAGGTCTGCCGCCTGTGCTTCCCCAGTCACTGCCCCAGGAGTTTCTAACTTTAAAGTAAACTTTACCTCCGATTGTTTTCCAGCCAACGAGTCCAACAGCATGGTTAATGTCGCGGCTACCGCACCTTTGCATAACCCCGTCGTCTCCAGTAGGAGCAACATCCCATTGTCCTTCCGCTGATACGACGGTCCAAGGCACTGTCTTGGAATTGTATAGGGCACACATGACATCTTTTTCGGTCGGTGTTTTGTCTGGTTTTCCGGCGTAAAAATATCCTGATCCCTTAGCTGCGGCAGGTATCTTTTTGCAAGAGAGGTCTCTTCCTTTGTAGGGAAAGTCTTTTTCAAGTCCTTGTCCAAATTCGATCTGATAGCGAAAGTCCGATAGGAAGCCTCCCCGACATCCCCAGGATTGTTTGTCACAACTGACAAGCTCCTGCTCTGAAAGATCCAGCAGTTCTCCATTCATTAACGCATGTGCTGACTCAAGGCTTGCAGTCTTTGAAAATGCCCAACAGCTTCCACAACCACCTTGATCACGAACAGGTGGAACTATCCCCAGGTCACGAAGGTCAAATTCTTTTGGAAGATTCTCGCAATTAAAGAATGTGGAATATGTTTTTCCATAGCGTGGTTGATGACCTTTGTATATCAATCCACGTCCTTTACTTTCAAATGATTCCTGTGCGAAGCTTTGTGATGAAAACAATAAAAACATAATTAAAAATTTCATAGACACCTCCAATCCTTGATTGTCTCACGCAAGATTGGAAGCAATACTGTGAACAAACATGACGATGGGACACTGCGCGCTAGGTTTACATATTCGTGATTGATAGCATCAAGGCATGACTAAATTTGCAGATGATCATTTCTATTCGCTTGTAAGCAAAGAATTTGCCGACGCAGTAGATCATATAGCTCCAGCTGTTTGTGATTTGAGTGAGCCTGAGTTGAAGTCAATGGTAAAGCCTACGCCGCTTGACTATGCGCTGAAGACTAGCTTTTGGAGAGAGTTTCAAAAAGCAGATGCCGCTGGTGGAGTTGTTACTGGTCGTGATGTTTACGGCGGGATAGCAACCCCTGGTTACTTTCGTAATCACGTTCTCAAAAATCAATTTAAACTTGCCTGGTTATGTCGTCCCACACAAGTCTACGAGAAGGAAGTTGAAGCACTGCTCACTCGCGGTACTGAGAGACTTTGGGAAATTATCGATATGGATATCTATGACGACAATGGACGAATCGATGTAAAGCGCGGGGCCTTGGTGCTAGATACCATTCGCATGGTTGAACAGCGAGCTAAGGGTCTAGCGGTTCAACGTGTCCAGTCTGTCAATTTGAATATCGAAGGTCATAAGCCAAAAGTGCTTGCGGCTAGTGATGATATCGACAAGAGAATCTTAGAACTAGAATCCGAGCTAAAACGTTTACCTCAAGGGCAGGAAGCTATTGATGTCGAACCAACAGGCGAAGAAAGAATACTTGAAGCTATTGGAGTTGAAGAGGATGCAGCAGGAGATGCTGCCTCACCTTTACGGGCTTGAACGCTACCAATGGCAGATAGACTTCTTTGAGTCGACAAATCGCTATAACTTTTTGACGGCTGCTAACCAGATTGGTAAGTCGTCCATCCAGATATGCAAGGCTATTCATTGGGCTACTTGTCGGGATATCTGGCCAAGTTTGTGGTCAAAGACACCGACCATGTTTTTTTATTTCTATGCTGACGCAAACCAAGCCACGATTGAATTTCACGAGAAATGGATCAAAGAGTTCTTGCCTCGTGGAGAAATGAAGAACCATCCAGACTACGGATGGCGATGTGAGTATGACAACAGAAAAAAAATACATGCACTTCATTTTAACACCGGTGTTTCCATATATTTTAAAACATACGAGATGTCTGCCCATGCTCTACAGGCCAGTTCAGTTTCAGCTGTCTTTGCCGACGAAGAGATGCCTAAGCACCTATTTGATGAGGTCAACGTTCGTCTGATTGCCGCAAGCAATAAGGGCTATTTCCACATGGTTTTTACTGCCACCCGTGGACAAGAGTTTTGGCGTTTAACGATTGAACCAAAGCCTAGTGAAAAGGAAAATTTTCCTGGAGCTTTTAAAAAACAGGTCAGTATGTATGACTGTCTTTACTACGCTAACGGTAAGCCAAGCAAATGGACGGTTGATTACATCCAGGAGATTGAAGGATCTTGCTCTGACCCCATCGAAGTACAGCGTCGTGTCTACGGTAAGTTTGTTCGTGTTGATGGTCTGTTAGTTAATGGATTTAGGCGAGATAAGAACACGACCACAGAGTGCAAAATACCAGAGGACTGGAAATGGTATTCAGGAACAGACGCCGGTACTGGTGGAGGAAGAGGCCATCCAGCAGCGTTTGTCTTTGTGGCCGTGAGTCCAGATTATAAACAAGGCAAGGTGGTAGAGGTGTGGAGGGGTGACGATGTTGTGACTTCTTCAGCTGACATGCTCACGAAATATCAGACCATGCGTAAAGGTAGACGCTGCATTCAAGAGACTTACGACTTTGGCGGTATCGGTAAAGACTACGGCATATTGGCTGAAAGAGCTGGAGAAGGTTTTACCAGAGCCAGGAAAGATCGAGAGCTTGGATTTGGAATATTAAATGACGTTTTCAGGCTTGGCATTTTAGAAATATGTATAATCGATAATGAAAGTGAAAAGCTTTGTATCGAGCTATCTAGTGCATCAAGCGGTGCAGACAAGACACACGCCAAAGATGACCTCATCGACGCATTGCGCTACGCAATTGTAGACATTCCGTGGGTCATGGCAGAGAGACCTAAAAAGATATCAGAACAGCAGGTTCAAACGTATCGCGGTAGGGGTCAGCCAATGGTTGATTCGCGTCGCGGTTTTGATCTTTTGATCGATGAATATGCAGAATGGAATGAAGATTGTGAATTTCTTGGATATTGAGCCACAAGGGGGATGCCATGAAAGAGGAAAGTGATCTAGCATTTAGTGTCAATGACATTGTTATTCTCATGGAAACATGCCGAAAGAATGGTGTCATAGAGTTTACTGCTGGTGGATTATCTCTGAAGCTCGTTAATGATTTGTTCATTCGAGACACAATACAAGAACATCAAACCTCCAGCAGACAAACTCGCCAAGACACGGACCAGCTTCTAATTGAAGATCCGCTTGCCTTTGAAGAAGCAATGTTGAGGGCGCAAAGTGAATAAGAATATTTCTGATCTGAATACTCTGTATCAACAGGCTGAAGCTATCGACACAGAGTTGTTTGCAGAACAGAGAAGCAATGTTCTTCTTGTGAGTGGTCTTCATTACGCAAAGAAGATGAGAGAGTTCCTGCTTAGAACGGGATCTGTAATTAATCGAGATCAAAAAGTTCGCATCGTTCGTAATCATTTAAAAAAGATTATGACGACCTACCAGAACAACATCTTGTCTCATAGTCCAGGTGTTGCCATCAAAGCTAAAAATGACAGTGAGCTTCAAGACCAAAAGATGGCTGAGTTGGCTACGGCTGTATGGGCAGACTGGAGAGAGCGGTCTGATTTCCATGGCAAGAATCGAAAGCTGTGCCAAGACTTTGTGGAGCTTGGCGAGGCTATCGTTAAGATTTTCTTCGATCCAAATGCTGGTAAGTTTCTTGGTTATGAGCCTGAAATGGATGAGATGGGTATGCCAATCATCGGTGAAGACGGGCAACCAAAGGCAAAACCAAAGTTTGAAGGCGAAGTGGTTGTGGAGCGCGTCCTTGGTTTTAACCTACTTCGAGACCCAGAGGCTAAAGCTTGGGATGAATGTCGATGGGTTTGTATCAGAAAAATGGTTGATACAAAAAATCTTAAAGAAATGGTTAGCTTTAGTGACGACCTTGTAAGACTCGTTCAAGAATCAAGCAAGACCACCTACCAAGTATTTGATGGTCAAACCAGCTCATACACTGAATCAAAGACACAGACATTAACAAAAGAATTCTACTTCAAGCCTTGTCACACGTATCCAAATGGCTACTACTACATCTGTACAGAAGATGGGATTTTATTTGAAGGTGAGCTTCCAAACGGAGAATGGCCTTTTGAGATAGCCAGTTTTGATGAGTTTCCTACCAGCTGTCGTGGATACTCCATGATTAAACAGCTTCGTCCTATTCAAGCAGAGATCAATCGAGCAGCATCCAGTATTGTTCAGACTCAGCTTACATTGGGTATGGATAAGATCATTCTCCGTAACGGCAGCTCGATGGAGTCTGGCGGTGAAGCCCACGGTATTAAGGCTATTCAAGTTGTTGGTCAAGACCCTACCGTTATACCAGGTCGAAGTGGTGAGCAGTTTGTTGGTTATCTTGGTGACTGCGTAACTGAGTTATACAACATTGCAATGGTATCTGAAGACACCGTTGAAAATCAAAATGGCCAAGTAGATCCATACGGGATGCTATTTAGGACCATCAAAGAGAAAAAGAAATTTATTATCTGGGGTGAAAAGTACGAGAAGTTTATCAAAGCCGTTTGTAAGAAGGTTTTGAAAATGACTAAAGCGTACTACAACGCAGAAAGAATTATTCCAATTGTCGGAAGAAATGAAATAGTTAATGTCGCTGAATGGACCAATACACCAGACCTTAGCTATGCGATTGAGACTGAATCAAGCTCTGAAGATGTCGAATCAAAAATGGGCCGTCAGCTCACTTTAAATCACATCCTGCAATATTCTGGTTCAAACATGGCTCCGCAAGATGTTGGCAAGATCTTAAGAATGATGCCTTACGTCAATAACGAGCGTCTGTTTGATGACATGACAATCGACTACGATATTGCGACAAATACTATTTTAAGACTTGATCGTGGCGAAATGGTCAACCCAAAGCCAAACGACAATCATACATATTTGATTTCAAGATTAGACAACAGGATGAAGGCACCAGACTTTGATTTTCTTCCTCCTGAAGTGCAACAGATTTACCAGCAAGTTTATCAACAGCACAGTCAATTGTTAGCCGATGAGCAAGCCAAGCTTCAGGCTATGAAAGATGGGTTTGTTCCAACGGGTGGATACTTAGTGGCGTGTGACTTCTATGTGTCCGATACCAAAAACCCAGACAAGCTGCCAAAACGTGCGAGACTTCCATACGAGTCTCTCATGTGGCTCATGAACCGCCTTGAAACGCAGGGCATGAATCAGCAGCAACTAGATTTGATGAGTAATGCCAGTCTTGCAAGTGTTGGCAGTCTCATGGGTCCACCGCCTAATGTCCAAGGCCAGGATATTCAAGCGATGAGTCCCTTATCAACAGGGGCGTATGCCCAACAATTAGAGCCAGGCCAAGGCTAAAGGAGAGTTTATGACGGTAGAAAATGCAAGCCCAGCAGAATCAATTGCAAGTACGGAAACTGCGAGTGTGGCGGTTGAATCCACACCGGCTGTTCAAACGGAATCACCAGCAAGTGAGCCCGCTAAGACGGAAGGTGCCCCTCAACCCAGCTACACGCCTAATTACGAGTTCAAAGTTTATGACAAGGTTCACCAATTCCCAGAGTGGCTCCGGCCTACGATCAAAGATAAAAGTCATGAGGATCAACTTCGTGACATCTTTAGTCGTGCTTATGGGCTGGATGGACTGAAGCATAAGTATGAGAAAACTAAAGAATCACTGACTAAGTATGGCGAAGTTGAAAAGAAGTACGCCGAACAGACAACTGGTCTTAAAAATCTCATGGCTCTTCGCGAGCATGATCTCGGTCAATTTATTCAGGCAGTAGGGTTGAATGATGAGATGATTCTTCAGCACTACAACAATGTCATGCGAGCCAAGCAAGACCCTGAATTTGCAGCACAGTACAATGCGTCAATTGAAGCTCGTCGTCAAAAACTGGAAGCTACTCAAGAACAAGAGTCGCTAAAGTCGCAAATGGAAAGTTTGCAGCAGGAAAGAAACCAAATCCAGCTGGAGCGTCACGTTAGCGTCTTTGAACAAACACTACAAAAACCTGAAGTTCAATCATTTGCATCAACATTCGATCAGCGTGTTGGTCGTGATGGGGCTTTTAAGGATGAAGCGATTGATGTTGGAAACTACATCTACATGAAAGAGCAACGCTATGCTCCTCCGCAAGAGGTGTTTGGCATACTTATGCAGAAGTATGGAGCATTTGTTGGCTTAGGACAATCAGCCACAGAAACTCCGATTATCCAAACTCAAGCGGCAAAAGTATCAGCCACTATTCCCAATGTCGGGAATGGAGCTGGAGTCAGTGTGACTAAGCCAAGGTTTAAGTCCATTGATGATATTAAAAAACATTACAATAAAACCTACGGAGAATAATAATGGCTACCACAAGAAGTTTTAATAATATGCTTCTTGAGTACGTTCACTACGGACTGCTCAAGGACGAACATGACAAACGTAACTAC